CATTTGTTGTATATAAGTTTCCTGTAACAAATGAAGGAGTTGCCCATTGAGCGTTTCCTGCTACTATTGTTAATAGGTCTCCGTTTGAACCAGAAGCAGCATCGGTTAATGCGTTAATTGCAGTTTGAGCTGTACTTTGGCCTGTACCTCCGTTAGCTATAGAAAGATCTGTTCCTGACCAATCACCATTATTAATAGCTAGTGTTCCTCCTAAAGTAATAGTTCCTGATGAAGTTATTGGTGAGGGGCTTGCTGTTAGGGTTAAACCATTAACAGTACCAGCTGTTCCAACACTTGTAACAGTTCCTGGATAAGTAGTTGCTACCCATTCTTTAGTTACTAATGTTTTGTCTACTCCTAAATTTATAGCTGCAATATCATTACCTGTTCCAGTATAGAAAGCTAATCCTTTATTTATTTCTAATCCTGCAGATCCGTTTTTTATTGTTGTTTGAGAGGCTCCTCCTCCTCCATTATCACTATTTATTGTTACTCCTTCAGGAGCGTTTATATTTATTGTTGTTGGAGGCTGCATAGGAAGTGTTCCTACAAAAGCTATATTTACAGTTGGAGTTGTTCTACATTTTATAGCTACTACACTTCCAGTAGGATTATCTGCAGTAATAGATTTAGTATCTGCTATTGCTACTTCTCCTCCAGGATTTAGGTTAATGTCTCCTGATGTGCCCACAGTGAAATTAGATAGGCCATTAAAGTGTAGAAAGTGAGCAGCTCCTGTAAGGGTTCTGTCTCCTGTAAGTGTTCCATCTTGTGTGTATATGGAAGCATCTCCTTGAGATATGGGAACTAAATTTCCATACTTATCTTTGTAGTAAATAATACCATCGTAAATATTCTTGAAAATATCTATATCAGCATTAGTTTCATTGTAAACATCTGTTGGAAATCTCTTTCTTAATTTCATTTTAGTATTTCTTTTCTAATGTTTCTATAATTTTATTGATAGTATCAATGTCTATATTTTTACCACATCCATCACAAGCTGCTCCTTTTACAATATTTACTCCTTCATCTGCTGAGCCTTCAGGTGATAATACTAAACTATCTTCAACGGCACATATAGTTACGGGCTTACTAGCATCTATTCCTACTTTTTTAGTAGAATCATTATATTCATCAGTATAGAATATTATACCAGTATATGTTCCATAAACTGTTGCAGTATAAGATACTGTAGGAAGAGGAACCTGATTGTTTCTATTTAATAACAATAATGTTCTTTTAAAAGTTTTTAAATAATCTAATTGCTCTGGACAAGATATTCCTAGTAGCATATTATTCATATACTTTTCTGCAAGTTCTGAGAACTTACACTGAAGGTTCCATATCTTTAATTTTAAACAGTCAGGGCTCATTATACTTCTCTATAATAAAGGGTTGCAGAATTAACTCTTCCATTTTCAGGAGCTGCAGCAGCATCTGATGTTGCGAGCTCTAAACTTATATATTCGTTATTAGGTACTGTTACTTGTATCGTAAAAGCTTGTCCTTGTCTTGCTCCCATCCCTGTAACTGATCCATGTAGGAAAAAATTATGTGCTTCATACTGTGTAACTCCTGCACCGAGGCCTCCTACTCTAACAGCTGCTTTTACACAAAGTTTTAAGCCTTTAGAAGCTACAGTACTAGTAGTAGCATCTCCACAATTAAACGAAGCATCTATTTTATAAGTTTTTGAAACTCCACTTGTGTTTTGATATATTAGGTTACTATATGGTCCAGGAGCACTTCCAGGAGCAGTATAGGTTGTACCAGGTAAATCCCAAGGTGCTACTGCTACTATAGAACCTTCTGTTCCTAATGTTCCTTGAAAGATAGGAGTGAAGGAAGCTACTACATCATCATCAATAGCAAAAGTAACAGCTGGACTTGTAAAGTTAGATTGTATGTGAGTAACTGTTAAAGTGTGACTATCTAATGCTCCATTTCCTGTAGAAGTTAATCCTGTAATTTGTCCTATCCAAAAAGTATTAGCATCAAATTCTTTAAAAAGTCTTATGTATCCGTAATCTCCAGAAGCATTAAAACTATCTAGGAATGCATCTACATTTGTACTATCTGCGTTTGTATTACAGATTACTATTTGAGTGGCTGCAGAAGCAGTAGTATTATTTAATCTAAAATATCCACTAGCAGGAGCTCCTACTACAGCAGTATCAAAATTCCATTTAGAGGAATGCCCTCCAAAGATTCCGTTATTGCCATCAGCTCCAGGATTTCCAGAGAATAGTGTTATATCGTTACAGTCGTTACAAGAACAGCTCATTGTTTTAATTTTTAATAGTTAGCAGCCACAATCACAATCGCAATCACAGCCTGAAAAAGTTGTACATATCGTATTAGCATTTGTTAATAACGTAGTTGCTCTTGTAAAGTTATTACATGCAAATGCTGTTTTAATTCCATATTTTAATATTTCAAGTTGGTCTAGAATATTCTTATATTCTTCTAACTTGTCTTCGTCACATTCGGTTACTAGTTTTCCTACTATTTTTTCCATGCAGTTTTCTAGGCCACACATAGTAAGTATATATTGTTCGTCATTACTATAAGAAGCTGCTGTAGTGGTGACTACAGTATAAACTACTTTATAGATACCATCTCCTTGACTCCAAGTTGCTCCGTTAAAAGCTATAAAAGGAGAAGGAGTTGCAGAAGGATAAAGGTTTGTTGCTCCATCTTTTATGATGAATGTTTGCAGGATACTAGTTCCTGCAGAGTCGTAAACATATACATGTGCTGATGTTATACCAGTAGTGGCCTCATTAGGAGGTCCCCACCCTCCTGTATTAGCTCCTGAATATATATTTGTTTCTTCACATATCTTTATCTTATCGCAACAAGTACCTGGGATACTTAGGGATATTTTTGGTTTTAGTGCCATTTTAGTCTTTTTTAAGGTCTTTCTTATCTCCTATCTTTAGGAAATTGGATATCTTATCTATAGCAGGTACGAACTCTTGCCATCCTAATCTTTTAAAGTTTTCTAGATTAGAAATAAATAACTGCAAGATAGTGAAGTTTAAGAAGAAATAATGTAACCATTCGTAAATATTAAAGTCAAAACCGAAAAAAGGTTTAGAGACCATTGATATTTGGAACAGATGTGATATGCCTAATATCGTCATATAAATTCCTAATTTAAGGAAGCCTCCCCATAATCTTCTTGATGAGAACTTCTTTCCTTCTCTTAATGATGCTTTAATGCCTGTGAATATTTCTAATCCAAAAAGGAGTAGTATTGCCACTCCTGTTATAGGTTCTATGCCTAAGTAGTTTTCTACGAAGGTTCCTAGGGAAGCAAATATTACACTAAAGCTTATTGTACATGTCATACAGTTGGGGTGAAAAGTACTATCTATTAAATGTTTTGTGGATTCAAATCCTAATTCTTCAGTTTTCATAGCTAGGTAAATCTTGATCAGTTACGCTGTCATCTATAGACTTTATGGAGTGATCTTCTTCTAGTACATGTAACATACCATTAACAAAACGTCCTAGTCCATTAAGGGCTTTTCGTCTCTGGTTTTTTCCTAGTACTGAAGATATCTTTTCATCCATGTTCCCGAATTTATAACTGTTGGTGTTTCTTTTTAATAATAAGTCATTAAATAAAAACCTTACTGTTGTATTATCAGCCTGGTCATGGGCCATAGCTATTCTTACTAGATATCTACTGAAAACTCTACTAAAAAGTTTCCCTTTCCCTCTACAAACTATGGCTAGTTTTATTAAAGTATAAATAATTGATAAAGGTTTTATCATCCATCTGAGAATTGCTTCTACTAATACTAAAATTATACCACGTACCATATGCTTTGTTAGAATTACTATTTATCATAAAAAGAATAACACCATCTTGTTGACTTTCTTTAAGCACATAGATGATGTTATCATAATAAGGTTTTTATTTATTAAAAGTTAATAAATTTAAAAAAAAGTAGCCTGCTGTTTGACAGCAAAAATAACAACAGGCTACTGAGGTTTGGGAGAGAGATTCTTATGGTACAAGTGTTGCTCCTAATGCAGTTGCTAAATGATCAGCTGGAGTATTAGTAATAACTCCACCACTAGTTCTTTGTCCGTAAACTAATACGGTAGCTCTTTCTTTGTTATAAGCAGTTAATCCTTGAATTTCTTCATTAGACTCAATCAGTAAAGAAGAGTATTCACCGCCTTCAACATAAGTCTTAGTTCTTGTTTTAGGAGGAACAGCTAATTGCTCGTTTTGACCTTGGTTACCCATAGACATGTACTCGTCCATAGCAACTTGTTGCCAAGTACCACTTCCGTCATTAGATCCTTGTACATGAGTGTTCAATGTAGAAGTATCAGAGAAAGTAGCAGTAAATCTATTAGAATAATAGTTTCTAAAAGCATCTACGTCAAATGGAGCTACTTTTCCTTTTAAACGAACACCACACTCAGCACTAGCAAAAGCAGCAGCTGTAACAAAATCAGCAACAGTACCAGGAGCAGTTGCAGAATAAGCAACATCTCCATCATACGGTCTGTCTAAAACTGCAGTTTCAGCAGTTGTGTCCATAGATATGATTTTGTAAACAGGGTCAGTTGTAGCAGCAGCAGTACTAGCATCTTCTGATAATCTAATAAAATCGCCTACAGCCATTTCTCCATCTATAGCTACAGAAGCTGTTAAGATTTTGCTTCCAATAGCAATACTTAAATTTCCAGTTGTAGCAGTAAGAGAAGTACCAGCTTCATCACACAATAATCCATATTGTAGATAGTTGTTAGCAGGCTCGTCTTCCATGTTCTTGTTACCGTTTTTTACAAGAGCTTCAGCTAATGGTCCTTGTCCTCCAGAACCTGTAGCAGTTACAGGACCAGAAAATAAACTTGCAGGTTGGCTTCTGTTAGCAGCATCATTATCATTCTTACGAACTTTAATCCAAAAGTTAGCATCACTAGTAGGATTAGGTAAGGAACCTGTAGTTCCATTATAACCAATTACAGTAATTTGTGGTGCAGCAGCTGTATATCCTGATACTGAAGTAGTGATACTTGATTTAGTCATAGCAGGGCTAAAGATGAACTCTTGATTAGCTAAGCTAATAACTTGAGCTACTCTAACTTTTCTATCAGCAGCTAAAGCATTGTATAGTCCGCTGGTTAAGATGTTGTTTCCTTCATCTACTAATACTACGTCTCCGTTAGTTAAGTTTGCTGAAACAGCTAATGTTCCTGTAGGTGCAGTAGTATCTACAGTATTGTCTCCAATTGCAACATAATTTACGTTGTCTTGTCTTTTTAATTGCATTTTTTTATTTTTTAGTTAATATTAAGTTTAATTATTCAAGGTCTTTTACAGGTACAATATTTTGTACTTTTTGTTCTTTTACTCTGTCTAACATTAGGTCCTTTGCCATGTCGATGATTACCGTATGGGTAGAGTCATCTAGTATACAATTTCTACTATTAGCAGGTGTTGTTCTATCTACAGTGATATCACTAGGGAATATCAAATAGTTCATTGTATAACTTGTTACATTAAAAGTACCATCCGTTATAAGTTGGTGTCTTTTAGGAGTTGCAGGTGATGCAGGATCAGAACCAGAGGTTTCTCTTTGGTATCCTATCCTCCACACACGTGCCCATCCATAATCTTTATAATAAGGTTTTTTATACTTATTAAATAAGTACTGCCAAATTTCATCGTGAGCAATTACATTAATCCATGCTTTGATAAAACTATCAGTACTACATTGCTTTTTATCTATCATACATTCTTCATATATCGTATACATAAAGTCTGTAGGTAAATCAAAGAACTTTCCATTATCAAGAACTCCTGTTTGGTTAGCAGAGACTGTAAGGTTGGCTCCTTGCTTAATTAAAGCAGATAACCCTTGGTTTCTTATTTCTGTCTCTTCAAATCCTTGACCTTTTCTGTTGTTGAGCTCACTAACAAACTGCTTAATATATAATAGCTGAGCCTCAGTTAGTACAGAGGTTAAGTCAAAGTCCTCGTATCCAGGGGACCCTAAACTATCTGCTCTGTCTAGTCTTAATTCGAGCTCATCAGCCATTTGGTTTGCAGTCATATTCTATTTTTTAGATAACTCAACCTGAGTTTTAATTCTCATTTTTACTTCCTGATTATCAGGATTGTCTAAATAATTTATAGTATCAGTAAGTTCTCCTAGTTCTATTCCGTTGTCTAAAACATACCTTCTCTCAGACATCTTCTTAATAGCACCAGCGTCAATAGCTTCCTGAACAAAAATTCTTTGGTCATATTGAGGGTGGTCTACTACGGCTAAGAAATTTTCTGAACTTTCATCAAGAACATTAATTATCTCGTTTTTCAACCAGTCTTCACTATGACTACTAGGAATAGTTCTTCCTAAAGATTTAATAAATCCAATCATCTTATGCTTATTAGAAGTAATTTCTGCAAACTTAGTATAAGCTTTAGCTTTAAGCTCAGTTGCTGCTACTTTCTTAGAAGTGACTTTATTATCGTCTACCATCATAAACTCATAAGTAGCTTTCAGTAATCTATCATCGTAAGATGGAGATATCAGCTTCTTGTTAGATAGTAAGATAAGGTATTTTAACATGTCTATAGATAAGTTAAGATTTAACGAAACTCCTTCTTTAGTCATAGTTATTCTACCTCTTCGATCACTTCTCCAGAAGTTTTCCTCAATAGGCAAAGTGTGATTTAAATCTACACCTAATTCATTTTCAAAGAACTCTTTTTGTGTCATCCCATTGGGATACTTATTGTAATACTTTTTTATATGACGCCTCTCTTGGTCGTCTAAAATTGCTTTTACTCCTCCACCTCTTCTGTAATCATTAAGAGGAACTTGATAGCTTCTCTTAACTTTGTTATAGATAAAAGGGTCTTTTCTTTTATCTTGTCCTTTAACTAGTAGTGTGCTCCACTTGCCAGATGCTTCTACTGGCCTTACACTTACTATTTCCTTTCTTAAAAAAGAACTCCATGTAATTTGGGGCTCTTTAGTTACTTCTTTAGTTTTTGCTGTCATTTTTACTAATTTATATTTAAACTCTCTTTAAGTAATGCCTCCCCATTGCTGAGGAGGCTTTACATCTATTAATCTTTAGTCAACAGATAATCTAAGATCAACTACTTTCGTAGGATCTTCAATCATCATACCGCCCCATTTTTGGAAATGAACTTCATAACCATCAATTGGAGATGCAACTAATTTTGGTGAACCTTTACCACCTGCAGAGAAAGGATCTCTCATACCAGGGATATAAGCCCAGTTATAATCTGGAACACCTTTTGGCTTAACTCTATAGATTCCTGCTTCTTCACCGTAGTCAAGAGCTAAGATTCTGTGAGACTCAACTAAACCTTTACCATCTGGGTGTTGTTTTGGGAAGTAAACATCATCATCGAAGAAATCAAGGATTTCAACTTTGATAACAACTCCATTATACCACTCGTAAATGTTGTACTGTGGCTCCATAGCACCTTTAGTGTTTTTACCACCAATAGAACCTGATTTAGTATTGTAAGTCAAGAACTTATCAGAAACGATAGTTACCTGAGAACCTGACTTAGCCTGAATTTGCTTAGAGATTTCGATAGCACCAAACTCACCTGTTAACAAGTGGATAGTTCTACGACCTCTTTCAATTTTACCTACGCCCATGTCTAACAACATTTCAAGATGCCAGTCTAGGTCATAAGCATTGTAGTAGTGAACATTAGATGGAGCAACTTGGTCGAAGAAACCTGCACCTGATTCGATAGCATATTTAGTCTTGTCATCTTTGTTCAAATATTTGTGGTCAGAAGTCCAGTTTTTCTTACCATACATCAACATTCTTGAGAACATCTCTTCACATTGGTGATGAGCAACCATATCTTGATAGTTAATCCAGATAGATTCTTTTTGTCCTTTGTATTGGAAGCCAAACTCTAATGGTTCGTTCTTACCTTTGTTGATTACGTTACCAGGAACTTTGTATTCCATTCTAAGAGTACAAGGTCTGTTTTCCATTCTCCAAGGAGAAGTGAAATAAGGACTTGAACCTTCGTAAGATAACGTAGAAGGAGCTAAGCTATAGAACTTAGACCATCTTGTTCCAGCAGCTAATTCTTCAGCAGGAACAGATTTAGCAG